TTTGATATACTTAATTCTATTTAGATCTTCTTCGAAGTCAGTGTATGTAACTGACGTTGGATTATCATAATGTTTAATAGCAAATAGTACCCAATTTTCATGGGTCAACTCATCGAAGATCATAGATTATCAGGCACCAACAATAATAGAGAGATCTGGGGAAACTACTTCTTCAGCACCAGTGCTAGAAGTAATCTTTACACGGAACTCATAACCATCAACTCCATCATCCTCAAGAACTTGAGCACCAAGGATGGTTAGAACAGGAGCACCAGCTGACATACCAGTGAAGAATGTACCACCATCTAGAGCATCAGTAACATTCGCCCAACGACCAGTTGCTGTTTTCTGACGCTGCCACTGGAATGAAAGTGTACCACCATTGAGAACCGAAGAACCAACATCAACAATGTCATTAGCATCAACGACAATATTGACACCGTTGTGGGTTGTTTCACTGAGAGTGATGACGTTACCAATGGCAAGAACTGGAGCAGCAGTCGAGGCAGCTGCCCAATCAGCAGCTAGAGCGATATTGGCAGCAACATCAGCAGCAATATCATCATCACCATCGGCGGCATTAGCAGGAGCACTCTTGAATGCTACGAGATGCTGTGCTTTGTGGCGAGTGTTGCCAGAGGAATCGGTATATGTGAAATACTCCCACCAACCAGGAGCGGTAAGTCCACGCTCTCTGTTCTCAGCAAGAGTTGCTTCAGTTTCATCAATGAAGACTACTCTACGAGCAGCAGTCGAATAACCCTGGGCACCAGCAACAGTGCTATCGCCATCAACGATCAGGGTGTTATCGTGATCATACTTATCTACAGAATTCTTCTCAGTCGTGTTGAGAAGTTTCAAACTTTGTGCGTCTGTTTCAGCACGGCTGTACAGGGTCATGGATACGTACTCCGAAAGATTACTACTTATTCTATGTGTATTTATAAAAAAGGGGACCCGAAGGTCCCCCTAGGTTGGAATCATTCAGCAGGAGCTTCTTCTCTTGCGGCGATTGCTTTCTTGACAACCTCTAGAAGGTTATCATCCATTTCGGTCTTGGTCAATTTGACTGCTTTCTCTAGAACAAGAATACAGATCTCAACTAGTTTTTCTCCTAGTTCTTCGTTGTCGGGTACTTTGGCAACGGCATCCTTGACGATCTTAGCGGCAAGGGGAAGTAAGAATGAGAGCATTGTAATTCAGCATGATGTGCTGAATTATTTATCCTTATTCTTATGCTTCCAAGCAGTAGCATAAGCGATACCCTCTTTATCCTTTGGATAATTCTTTTTGATATGCTTCACCATTCTCTCATACTTTTTACCAGGAGGAGCAACTTCTTGAATTGCTTCTTCTTTCATCTTCTGTTTTTCAACAGTCTTAAGAACATACTTCTTATGTTTTTTCTTCTCTTCTTTATCTTGCTGGGCACCGTCTTCAATTTGAGGCATTACTTCGACGTGTGCCGATTTCACTTTTTTTCTTCTTCGATCTCCTGACGAAGTTCTGCCTCTTCCTTCATTTTCTTTTTCTTGCCGATAATAGCAGAAACTTTCTTACGGCGGGCAAGTAGATACTTGTCGGACTTATCGTGATCGCCGTCGTTGTCAACGTCCTTATCTTCCTTACCTACGGGATCAAGTTTCTTTTCGCCAAGCATTTCACCTTCGGGTTCGTAACCCGCCTTGACACAGTTATCAACACGCTTGCCACCCTTCATCTTGGTGCCCATTTGCTTGTAACCTTTCCAGCAAGCTTTACCATCAAGACCTTTCTTCTTCTCCATCATGTATGTGACACCTTCGAGTTCAAACTCATAAGTTGTACCGACCAGTTCTTCATGAACTGTCTCTTCTTTCTTCATATCTTTCTTGTCGCCACAGGCACATTTTGCTTTACCACATGACTCACAAAGCTCTCTCTCCTCACGGGCAACCACCTTCGTGGTGTCCTTAATCTCTGCTCCGTGTGACTGTTTGACACCAGAACCAGTACGTAAATCAACGGCGGGGTCAGGAGCACCAGCGTTCGCTTTAGGATCTTTCTTACGGAAGTCATCTTCACCACCTTTCTTCTGTAGTTCTGGATAGGTTTCTTCATAGATGTTAGTTCCTTGGAACGTCTCACCACCCATCCAACGGGTGTACGAATCCATTAGAGCTTTCGAAAACTCATCATTATGTTTTACACTAGTCGTTGGTTTCTGCCTTTCCATTATTTGTAAAGATGCTACTTTTCCTTTCTTTATTTATAGTCTCTTGTACTTCACGTATATCAGTAATCCAAGCACGAAACATATCACCAGCTTCAGTAATAGCAATAACATAGTTAGGACCTGCTCTGTGTACTCTACCCTTTTCGCCAGTATTGGTATTGAATACTAAATCTCCTGGTTGATATACTTCCTTTAAACGGAAACGTTGTTGATCTGCTGTCTTCTTAAGGTCTTTAAAATTTTTCATTTAATTCCCATGCCCGCTCTTACTTCATTAAACAATGCCATCTTATCTTCAATATTTAAAGTATCAGGAATACCTTTCATAAATGTCATGAAGTCTGCTTTCTCTGCTGCTGCTCTCATCTTACTTGCCGACATGCCAGTAGCACCATCAGCATCTGGATCTCTTTCACCAGCAGACACAACTTCGATGTTCCTAAAACTATACTCCACACCATTATACTTTGTCAACATACCTTGGAATGAAGCAACACGATCACTACCAACAACCATGGTCACATTCTCATACGTACCTTGTAAATGTTGAAGAACATTAATAGGTGTTTTTAGATCTTTATTGAGGATAATATTATCTTTATGTTTTGGAAACATCAGTTTCATGTACTTCACTTTCACTTCAGAACTAAGAGGATTCTTTTTTTTATCCTGAGAGTGACTAGGAAAAACAAAGTAATCGTCTCTACCTGCTTGTTTGGCAACTGCTGAGATAAGTTTTTCGTGACCAATGGTAGGAGGATTGAATCTCCCAAAGGTAAAGACTGCTCTACTCATTTTCCGTCAACCCAATCTTTAGATACATTGAAGTTAGCAACACTAAACTGTAAACGATCCACAAGCTTGACAGCTGTTGAATCCTCATAGATGGCAACATATCCTTCGGGAGAGGTTACCTTGTATCCGTTGTCACTCCTAAGATAGGTTTTAATCTTCTCACCTTTTTCAAGTTTACGAATAAACAACAACTTAGCCTGCTGTAGTGTAGTATATAGGGCAACGGTTTTTAGCAGTGCTTTCTCGTTTGCTTCGATAAAATCCAAACCACCATAGAGTTTGGCAAGTTTAGATGCCTTTGCTTTAGGAGTCTTTACCTTGTCTGCTGCTTTTTTTACTTCCGTTTCAAAATAGTTTTTAAAATCACGTACAAAGTTAGCAGCACTATTAACTCGTCGTCCCTGTCTGACATACGTGTTGAAATAGATCTTCAAACGTGGACCCACAGTCAACTGATCGTTTGCCACAATCTGTTCTGCTACAGTATCTAGAAACCCAGCAGCATCTCTAACAAGAGCAGTAGACGCTCTCTTCATATTTTTAAGCTTTTGTGCTTCTTGTTTAGTAATAAGAAGATCCTTACCCAACTGCCCAGTCTCAGCACTGAGCACTAAAACATCGTCAGATTTTTTGAGTTTGTTTATATCGTAACCAAAAGTAGCAGACAGAGAATCAACAGTATTGCCTCTATACGTTGTGTGGAAGACAACGCCAATCTTTGCTCGCTTCGCTTTTTCATAGAGAGCGGAAGACTCTGGTATACAGTAAGTAATAGTGTTGGGGGTGAAGGTGATACACCTCTCACCATTGATCATTTCAATCTTCTTGTCATCGGTAAACAAAAGATCTCCTTGTGCTACTCCGTTGATTCCAAGGGCAGGGAAATACTTAAGAGCATCTTTTAGTTTAGAAACTAGACCAGGAGCATGTCCATGGTTTACATCAACATCAGTATCTCTAAAATTAATCTTAGCGTTTTTATTGAAGACAGACTTAGTGCCAACAAAAAATCTTTTAGTGCCAGGATAGTTACCACAGAAGATAGCAGGAGCACCGTCCCACTTAGTAGTAATTTTAAAACTGTTCTTTTGCTGACCACTAAAAGTTTGTGCCAGTTCATCAAGGAACATAAAAGCATCCTTGGCACCCTGATGTCCATCAAGGAGAATGCTATCTTCCAAGTGTTCTAGGTGAGTATTCTTAGACATCAGTAGAGTTTTCCAAATGGACCGAAACGTTCACCTTTCTTTTGAGCAAGGAATGCCATATCAGTCATGAACTGATTTCTTTTCTTTTCCTGCATTCCCATAAGAATATCTAGAAATTTAAGTTGCATCAGTTTAGATGTACCAACATGAGCATTCTTAGATCCCAATACGACAGCAATGTTGTTGACAGCAGTGGTCTCATCAACTTCAGTGTCAACCCCCTTCTGCCTCAGTGTCTTGATTATTGTAGCATACTCATCGGAGACCTTGAGGAAGTCCGTGGTACTCTTTGGATACTGTCCATGCTTGTTGTCGAAGCGAACTCCATAGTCAATCATCAACTTCTGTACCATATCCACAGGCGCTTTACCAAGGCGGGCGGCGGCAGCACCCTGCTGGGTTGGTTCCCATTTCAGGTTTGAAAATCCAGCACTATCATTCGCTTTGATTTGAAAATTATAAACAGAGTTATTAGCATTAACAAATACTCTACTGTCTTGAGTGCCAAAAGAAGTGTTACCTTTATTATCTTTACCCAGAGATAAATCTATCTTGACATCTCCAACAGTAAAATACATTTTCTTATAGTCTTCAAAATCAGATTCTTTAACATTAACTTTCTCCCACTGTGCCACCTTACCAGAAACTTTCTTCAGTGATACACCGACAACAATTTCATCTCTAAACAACTGACGAAGAATAGCATTAAATTCTTGAAGAGTTTGTGAACTTCCTCCGTCAATTAAGTCTTCTATCATTCTAATAGTTTTAGGTTGATCTTTAATCAACCAAATGTCAGCTGGGTTCCAGTTATCTTTCTGGGAGATTTGATATTTTTCCCTAACTTTTTTAGTAACCCAATCCATAAATCCTTTATCACGTACAAACTGAGTGAATCTAGGATTGGAATACTCCTTAAGCATTCTTTCTTGCTGCTTGTAATAATCATCTAACCATTCGTCGTCAAATTCTAATTGAGACAACTTCCAAATTTTTTGTAATGCTGTGTATGCCTGAGTATCTTTTCTAATATCCTCTGGAGAATTATATCTTTTATTATTACCTAAAACTCTCTGTAAGATATAAGTAGATCCTCGTTCTTGAGCAGCAGTAGTTTTGGCATCAGCAGCACCTCCACCACCTTTCTTTTGACTTAACTGAAAACTTATATTCTTATCACCTATTGGTACTGTCCATCTTTCTTTACCACCAACCAAAGAGAACCTACCATTGGGTTGAGTCTTTCTCAATTCTGCCATCATAGAATCGTTGACATATATCATATATGTACCACCCTTTCTACTAGGCCATTTATATCCAGATCCACCCGCTTCGGGTCTGAACCACCCAGACGTTCCAACTTCAGTGAGCATAGATTTCAATGCTTCTTTATCTGGTTTAGGAACTGACGCTATAATTTGAGCTATAGTAGCAGGTTGTTTTGCCATAAAAAAATCCTCCCCTAATATTTAGAGGAGGTTACAACGGAAGGGGTGGGATTCGAACCCACGGATGCTTTCACATCGCTAGTTTTCAAGACTAGAGCCTTCAACCACTCGACCACCCTTCCTTAGATAATCCTTTTCATTTTGATAAGGATGTTTTTGTTGAGTCCAGATCTCATATCCTTCTACAAGATCTGGAATCAACCACTGGTCCACCCGATAGCAATACTTCCAGTTGACAGGTTGAATACAATTCATTACGACAACTTGGAAGAATGCTACTAGGTGGATCCAGAGACTAAGCATTAGCGATCATCTTCAGAACGATTCTCGGAATAGTAAATATCGAAATTTCCACCTGGATACCTCTTCTCAAGCTTCTTGACATTACGTTCCAGAACCTCTTCAAAAGAAACCCCTAGTGCTTGGGTTGCTTGAGCTACGTACCACATAAGGTCACCCAACTCAATAATAAGATGTTCTCGATTGTCGTCGTTCCAAGGCTTACCTTGGAAGACCATCTTCTTAACGATCTCAAGGAACTCACCACCTTCAGCATTAATGCCAACGCCAGCAGTAAGCAGTCGTTCAATATTGGCACCTTTACGATCCAACTCAACAAGTCGATCAGAAAGGGCAACAAAATCAGTAGAAGCATCCGAAGTGACGGCATCTACGAACTCTTCATAACGGGAGAAATTGATAGACATAAATTAGATAACAAATTGAGAGAATTTATCTAGACGAGATTGTTTGGAAGAAACATCTTCAAATGACTCATATGTGTCCTCGCTGTCCACAGAGAGTAGATCAGAATCGGTTGAGTCTTCAACATTATACAGCTTCATCTTTGCTCTGTCAATACCCACGGTGAAACGTCGGTAGTAAGTAAGATCATTGTATCTGTTCTTAAGTTGCTTAACCATAATTCTGCCAGACTGTTCAAGCTCTTCGGTACTAATGAGAGCAAACATAAAGTCTGCTGTGGCAGGTAGACCAAAGGATTCAGAAGTGTCGGTGAGATCAACGTCACTATTACCAAAACCAGACCTAGTAGTTTGAGTTGCTGATACGACTGGTACGTCGTTTTCAACAGCAAGACCCCTAAGTTCTTCTGCAATTGCTTTAACGTAAGTGTAAGAGTTGACAATGTGACCCTTGTACCTGGACGAAGCACAGATATTTAGATAATCAATGAAGACGATATCTGGTTTGAAATATTTCTTCAACGACAGTTCATTGAGAAGTGCCTTGAAGTGTCCAGCATGAGCAGAAGCAGTAGGATACTCTTTAATGATCAAACGACCCTGTGTCTTCCTACCAATCTCAGCAACCCTAGAAGTGAAGATCTGCTCAGGGATAGAACCGATGTCTTTGATATTTACGTCAAGGAGATTGGCGTCAATACGTTCAGCAATCTTTTCTTCCGACATCTCCATAGTGATGTACAGAACATTCTTTCCTTGTGACAGACAAGCAGCTGCCATGTGACACATGAACAGAGACTTACCAACACCAGTGCCAGCAAGAGCAACATTCAGTGTCTTATTAGACAGTCCACCCTTGGTTACAGTATTGAACTTGTCGATATCAAATGGAGTCTTGTGTTCCTCCATGTGATAGAACTCATAACGTTCTTGTACGTTCTCAACGTAGTCATGACCTACATGTTCGTCGAACGATACTGCCAGGGCCTCCTGTAGGATTGCTGGGATCGCATCCTTTGATACTTTCGATTCACCTCCGTCAGCAATCTTGATCGATTCGAGTAGAGCGAGATAGATTGCCCTGTCCTTACACCACTTTTCCGTAGTGTCAAGTAACCAGTTGTACTCGACAGGCGTATCTTCGAACGACTTGAGGGTTTGAACAGCAGTCTGGTAATTTTCTTCAGTAATGTCTTTCCTGTTCTGAAGATTGATAATAAGGACTTCCGAGGTAGGAACTGTATCGTAGTTACTAGCGAAGTTCCATACCTCTTCATAGATAATACGTTCATGATAGTCTTCAAAGTATTCTGGTTTTACGAAAGGAACAACCTTTCGGTAAAAGTTTTCATTATAGAGAAGGTTCCTAAGAACCGTAGTTTCAATCTTCTGATCCATACATAAACTCTTTCTTTGCCGATTCGTCAAGTGCTTGCATTATTTCGGGGGTGAAGTATTTCTCGGGATCAGCAAGAATAACAGAAGGATAAACAGAGGATTCACCAACAACGACACGATTCCCCTTACGAGTGAATACTCCGTGCTTCTCACCCAACTCCAGTAATCCATAATACCTGTCCAGTCCACGTGAGTCATAGTACAACCTCGTCTCTGCTTTAGATCCTTCTTTAGTTAGACGGGACTTCTTCGCCTCACATTTAACAATGTTTCCGACCAGATCAGTTCCTTCTTTTTCTTTCTTTTTGCTGAGGAAAAGAATGGTACTGGCGGAATATTTGAGACCGACTCCACCGCCCATCTCTTTAGTTGGCACGTAAGATCCGATAACATCATAGGTGTGATTGGTAACTAGCATCGGGATATTCGCTTTACCAAGTCGAAGTGTTAGAACTCGGAAGGCACCTTTGATAAGTTGAGATTTCGTCATGTCACGAACCTGCTTATCATTAGTAATGTCTTCCATCTCCTTAGAAGAGGAAAGCATCCCCAAGGAGTCTAACACAAACATCAGTGGTTGACGTTCATCTTTAGGTTGTTCTAAGTATTTATCGACGATCCTCAACGATTGAGTTCGGAACTCTTCAATCGTATCTATTGGCATAATGATCATTCGCTTAGAGTCGATGCCACGACTCTCAATCATAGCTCTAGAAATAGCAGACTCAGTTTCGAAATAAATGACTCCAGCATCAGGATTAGACTCAAGGAAAGAACGAACGACACTAAGGCAAAAGAAAGTCTTCCCCGTGCCCGATTCTCCTGCCAGGGCAGTAATCTTATTGGAAGGAAACCCTCCAAAAATGCTGCCACTAACCATGGCATTAAGGATATAACTACCAGTATCAACGTAAGATTCAATATCGCCAGCAGCAATCCCATCACTAACGAAGGAAGCATACTCGTTCTTGCTATCTTTGATAACAGTATCTAGGAAATTCATATCAGAAAAAGGATAAAAGGGACACAGATTTTTCGTACTTCCAACCAATACATTCTAGCACATTCTTGAGCGGTTCAAAGAATGACTTCTCAAACTGTAGGGTGTAGTCAATGTACTTCGTTAGTTTGAATTCTGGGGGAAGATCTTGGAAGAATGAAATTACATTCTCTTGGATGGGATTGGGGGTCTTGAGGTAGAGAAACTTGATCTTCTCTCCTTCTTGGATAAGAGGGTACTTATGAGTAAGTTTATTACTTCGAACAAGGTAATTATACAATAATGAACCTCGGACATGAATAGGGCAACCCTTTGTATAAATGTCTTGACTAGACGTGTATTTCTTGAGACCATTGACACCTCGGGGGAAAGCAATATTAACACAGTTTTCTTTCTTAGTATCTTCTTTTACCCTATCAATATAATCAATTAGAACATCATTGTCTTCATTGATAATGATCTCATAAGCTTTGAGAAGTTTATCCCTAAAGAAAGATGGGGTAGAAGACCTAGCAGTTTCCATACCACAGATCTTCATCTTTGGTTCGGCATAGCGTACACCTTCGCTATCCCACACGTTGAGAATGTATCGCTTCTTGGCAGTCCAGATAGCACGGTCAGCGATGTTCTCACGCTTCATCTTCATCTTCTGTTCATATGCCGAAACATACGTTGCCAGCTCTTGATATGAACGTTCAATAAAAGGTTCCAGTTTTTCTTGGCAGATCTTGTCAAGTATCCCCACAACTGCTGCTTTGTCGCTAGACTTAGCACCAAAAAATTTATTAACAAGAGGTCCAAGATTAAGATAGATTGAGTCGGTATCGCTAGCGATGACATAATCGACATCCTCCGTTGACAACAGTTTATTTAGATATTCATTCATTTTGTTCTCAATCCAACGGATCGAGAGCTGACCAGACATTGTGATTGCTTCAGCAATCTCAAGACGATAGTATCGAAAGTGCTCATTACCAATGGCACCATAGGCAGAGTTCAGTTGAATCTTACGTGCCATCTGAATGTTATTACAGCGGGCAATCTCTTTCTTCAACTCAACAGAGGGTTTCTTCTCATACTGCTGCTTGGCAGCGAGCATACGCTTCTTGTAGATGGTACGTTCCTGATAGATCTTGTCCATCAGTTCGGGAAGGAACCCTCGCTTATTGGTGTCGTAGAACGTACCGTTAGCACATAGAGTCTGACCACATAGATCAAACAGTTCAATCTCTTTATTCAGAAGACGATCTACCGTGGCAGTGGGATGCCTGTAGTCCTTAAGTGTCTCTGGCGAGAGATTATATTGCATGATCAAGTGTGGATACAGGGAGTTAAGGTCAAAGGACACAACCCAATCATAAATTCCTGGGATAGGTTCTTTGACATATGCTCCAGCATACTTGTTATCTTTCCTACTCTCGTGCTTGGGAGGAATAACAGTATTACGTTTAGACAGATAGACATAGATAATGTTGTCCCACATACGTACCTGTGAGTACACATCCTCAAAGTTCACCTTAGCATCATATGCCATGGTGATAGCGAGTTCGATCAACTTCATCTTGTCATCTAGCTGGTCAACCAGACGAACGTCGATGATATTATATTCTACAAACTTCTGCCAGTCTTTCGTGTAGAACTCTTTGAAGGTATCAAACTCGCTGTGGTCAAGTTTCTTCTGCCCAAGTTCTACGTTGGCAATATGATCCAGACGATAACTCTCCTGGTTTGTGTACGTAAACTTCTTGTACAGTTCTAGATAATCAAGGCAAGAGACACCACTGATGTCATAGGCAATCTGCTTACGTCCCTTGATATAGATCTCACGATACAGGATACTGTTCCATGGAGAGATCATCTTAGATTCTTTCTCACCAATGATCCTATCGATACGCTTGATAATGTACGGCATATCGAACAGTTGGACGTTCCAACCCGTGATCACATCAGGGAAGTTAGAAATCCAATAGTTCAAGAATCCCTTGAGCAACCCCACTTCTGTATTGAAATGTAAGTAATGTACTCCAGAATCTTTATTGTCAAAAGGACGTGAACCAAATACAGTAATTCTACCAGTGTAAGAATCTTTAATGCTGATCAAGAGAATCTCCTGGTCAGCAGTTTCAATATCAGGAAACCCGTTTTCAGCAGCAGTCTCGATGTCAATCGTAAAGATACGAATGTGTGACATATCAAACTTCATTTCATCCCAAGGATACTCCTCAAGGATGTACTGGTTATTAAATCGAGTCTGACCATAGACAGGGAAATCTGCCAGATCTTTATGGGTCTCGATAAATTCCTTAGCATCTTTGATTGTACCCTGCTTTACAGGACGAACATACTTGCCGTCCAGAGTCTTCCAATCAGATGGTTGTTTGGTGGGAAGGAATAAAGTAGGATTGAACTTTACTCGATCACTGAATTGCTTGCCGTGGTTGTATCCACGGACAAGCACGGTGTTTCCAGACTGCTGTACACTGGTGTAAAACTTCATTCGCTAACGTCTTTGCTTCTCAGATCATAATAAAGTGCTGATGTCATAGCATCAGGTTCGGCAAGAACAGTGATGTTGCTAGATCTAACGATCAACTCACGATCATCACTGAATGGTGGAAAGGGGATAACCCCATCCTCAGTCACCTCACAGGGGTATTTTAGCACACAATCGGGATCCCCGAACTCTGTTTCGGGGATCTCTTCAACTTCAGCCACTAACCAGTGACCATCAAACTTCAACAGCTTCGTCAACATTATCAACAACTTCAAGGGGAGCAGTGTTCTCATTCATGGCAGCGCCTTTGGCAATTGCTTCAGCAATCGCTTCTTGCTGTAGACGGAAGTTTTCATTCTCCCGTGCCTTCTGTGATTCTACTTTCTGAAGATAGGCAGAAGCAAGTCCAGCATCAGGAACGCCAATAGTAAGAATACCATCGTAAGGAATACGATACTGACTATCGATAGAATATGGACACCATTTGGTGTACTTCACCTGAAGATCCTGCTCGGCGTTCTCTTGTCCATCGACTGCCATCAGTGACAGTTCATAAGGATAATTCATCACTAAACAAATTCCCTTTCTTTCTTCACCTTCACCTTCAAATACTTCTTGAAGAATGGTAATAACCTTTTCTCCAGTACGAAGCACCACGATAGAGGGATTCAACGTAGAACCACCTTGTTGCTCATCAGCCATTTTGTTTTCTCCTTCTTTGTAAATACTGTTCAAATTCTTTTGGATTTAGCAGTGGATATTTTGGTTGAACTATGTTCAAGTAAGAGTCTAGCACATAATCTATTGGTTCAGCAACCGTAACAATCTTATCAAAACTTACTTTATATTCAGACGCTGACGAGAAAGGACTCCAGGGCAAAAAATTAATCTCAGGTTCTTTCTCTCCTGGGATCAATGTCAATGTCATTGGCATCGTGAATTTAAAGCACAGCGACTCGCCGTTTTTATCAACCAGTTCGTCAAGCTTTGTAATAACTTGTTCCCCAGATGAAATATGGACTATTCGAATCATAGCTACTAAAATCTCCACCACATTATAGCAAAAAAAGACAGGACCCACAAGGGGTCCTGTGCCAATATTTATTCTGTCAACAGCTGTCGGTCCACAGGTTTTCCACCAATTTCATACACCGTTCTCTTCTGGTGTTCTGGAATAATTTTCTCCAGCGAAACACACAATAGACCGTCCGCAAAAACTACATCA